TCGGCATCGACACCACCGGCGTCGGCATCGGGGTGTACGACGTGGTCTGCGACTTCTACCCGCGTGCGCAGCGGATCCACTACAGCCTGGAGACGAAGACGACCCTGGTGCTCAAGGCCCAAGACGTTATACGGGCGGGCCGGATCGAGTGGGACGCGGGCTGGACCGACATCGCGCAGGCCTTCCTGACCATCAAGCGCGGCACCACCAATGGCGGCCAGATCACCTTCAGCGCTTCCAGGACCGAGGCCACCGGGCACGCCGACATCGCATGGGCGGTGATGCACGCCCTGCACAACGAACCCCTGAACACCAACAAGCGGCGCAAGAGCCGTTACCTCACGAGCGGAAGCCATGCCCAAACGACAGAGAAAACACCACGCCAGACAGCCACAGGCACAGCAGCCCACGCGGGTGTTCACGTTCGGGGAGCCGGAACAGGTGCTGACGTCCAACATCGGCGAGTACCTGGGCATCTTTCCCACAGACGACGGGCGCCTGTACAAACCGCCGGTATCCCGCGCAGGCCTGGCCAAGCTGCTGCGGGCCAACGCGCACCACGGCGCCATTCCCAAGTTCAAGCGCAACTTGCTGCTGCGTGAGTTCATCGCGTCGGAAGGTTGCAGCGCTCACACAATGAGCTGCGCCGCCCTGGACTACATGGTGTTCGGGGAAGCGTACTTCCTGGCGCACGAAAACTTCTTGGGCCATGTCCTGGAGCTGGAGCACCTGCCGGCGATCAACATGCGGGTAAAGGTGGATGGTGGCTTCGTCCAGTTGCTGCAGAACGGTGAGGAGGAGGAGTACGACCAGGACGAGATCATCCACATTAAGGACTACGACGTAGAGCAGAACATCTACGGAATTCCGGACTACCTGGGCGGGCTGCAGGCGCTGTTGCTGAATGAGGCGGCCACGTTATTCCGTCGGCGCTACTACAGCAACGGCGCCCATGCCGGCTACATCTTCTATACCAACGATCCGAACTTGTCCGAGGAAGACGAAGACAACCTGCGCTCGCAAATCAGTGCAAGTAAGGGTGTAGGTAACTTCCGCTCGATGTTCGTGAATATCCCGGGGGGGCACGAGAACGCGATCAAGATCATCCCGGTGGGGGACTTCCAGGCGAAGGACGAACTGGAGAAGGTGAAGAACATCACCAGGAACGACATCATCGCGGCTTGGCGCATGAACCCGGCACTGGCGGGCATCATCCCGGAGAACAGCGGAGGGTTCGGGGATATCGAGAAAATCGACAGGGTGTATACCAGCAACGAGATTTTGCCGATCTGTCAGTTGTTCGATCAGATCAATGAAGTTTTGCGTGACGATCGACGGATCAGCTGGCGGTAGCCATCTGCGGCCGAGTCTTGAAATAAATACACCGACGCTGCGGGCACTATTGTGTGGCAAAATAGTACCCATACAGGAACCCTGGGGAGGGGATATGCGAGTTTATTGCAAGGAATGTAATGGGAAGGGGCGGATTTCATCTAGGAATGATATCTCGCGGGAGTTCTCTTCCTTGTATTGCACATGTCTAGATTGCGGTCACCGCTGGGTTGCGCACCTGACTTTCTCGCATACCCTGACGCCTTCTGCACAGATGATGGATCGACTTGTTTTCGATCAACTGAGGGCGTTACCCAGGGCACGGCAGCAAGAAATATTTCAACAACTTGGTGCAATTGATGCGCGGTAGCGTTTGAACTGGCTTTCAATTTTTTCGAAGTCCTTCATTAGGGAATATGACAATTGAATAAGACCAATTCTTCCGCGATCAGTAAGTTCGTCAGCCGGAACTTCATTGAGTAAGGCAAGCAAATTTCCATGGATTTCAAGGTCGTCGGCCAGCTGGGTGAGGCAGGGCGCGGGGTGTGTCATGGCGTAACTCCGTTTTGCGTGATGGCACATAGCCAATAGTTTGTGTGCCGTAATGCGTCGCGTCAAGACCTTGAAATTTATCTGGAAGTGTGGGACTAAATTCTTGAGGGCGGTATCTGTCAATATATGCCATATGTTTTATATGTATATTGACATCTTATGGGTATCTTATGGATATCTTATGGCTACTTTAAAGTAGCTCCAGCTAGCTCCAGATACCAAAACGGGCGCCTCAGCGCCCGTTTTCATTGGAGTAACTCACGTTCTATATGGGTGTCAGTTTGACTGCGCCGTATTTTCGATCACCGGTTGTGTTCTCAAATGCCATTACAAAAGTGTCAGCCGGTAGCGGGATGACGACCAGGCCATTTCCCGTGTCTTGATACACCTGCTGGGTCGCCTCGACCAGAAAGAAGTCCATGGGCAGGCCCAACTGCTGTCGAGCATGCGCCACGTCCTGTTCACACAGAGCCACCAGGCGGCCATCTATCAGCATTACGCGGCCTCCATTTCAGGCGGCAGCTGTGCCTCAAGTTCAGTGATGCGGTGCAGCAGCAGACCGATCAGCTTGGTTTGTTCCTCGTTCACCTGGTCCTGGATCATCGACCGCTTCAGTCGGTTGACGATTTCCGAGTTCATGCTGCGGTCGTTGTCTTCGGCCAGCACGGCGATGTCGGCGCGCAGTCCGTCTGGTAGACGGACGACGAACTTGTCGGCAGTGCGGGAGCTGGTGGTGGTGTATTGCTGTTGCATGGTCTTTCCCTCAGTTGAATGCGGTGTGTGGGTGTTGTGCCAGCAGCTGGCGAACGATGGCAGTGTCCTGGGCGCTCAGGTCGCCCAGGCGGCAGGCCATGTCGGTCACGCTTTCCAGTTGCGTGCGGGCTTCCGGTGTTTTGGTAACCAGGAAACCGATCAAAGCCCCTCCGACGATTGCGGTGGCCTGCAGGTGGCGCGGCGTTGTGGTAGCCTTCAAACCGCTGCTGCTTGGGTTGGGTGCTTGCATGTGCTTCTCCTTCTAGTGGTGGTTGGTGCCAAGGAGCTGCAACTCCTTGGCACCGTCCTTTCAGCCCTAGTTCATGGCCTTGGCCGTGAATACCGGGCGCGTCACACTTCGAACTTCAAAGCTCCCCAGGTCCGTGTTGTCCACGCTGTGCAGGTGCACTACGCAGCGCTCGGGCGGGGTCTGGTGATTGCGCCAGAAGTCGCTTGTCACCAGTTCGGCCAAGTCTTCTGGCCGAGCGATCAGCAGATAGGTAGCGGGCATCAGCATCGATCCGGCCTGGCCATCGACGGTGTAGAACACATTCATTCCAACGTCTCCGGTGCCCACTGCTCGATCAGGCGCTGCCAGATCTGGCTGCCATTCGCGATCCGCTCATGCACCTCCAGGTCGGGCGTGTAATCCATCATCAGCACCTTCAGGCAGTCCTCGAACAACGGCAGGTCCAAGCTGCGCAGATCACTCATGACAAAGGGGAAGTCTTCGCCGTTGTAAACGCTCAGCAGGAAGCGGCCCAGGACACGACTCTGGCCACTGTCACGCAGGGCGATCGGTACCAGTCGGTTGAGTGCTTGGGTACCAGCGACGCGGATGGCTGGCACTTGAGCCTGATGGGCCTGGATGGCAGCGAGTGCCGATGCCATGGTGCGGAGACCACTGTTCATTTTCCTTTCCCCCCTTCCGCGACGCGGTACAGCTCGCCCTCATGCAGAACGTGCAGATCAACGTCAACCATGCGATAGGCACCACCGGCACCGCCGGCCAGGACGTAGCCGTCCAAGGCTGCGCGGAAAGCCACAGGGAAGGGATGACCGTGGCCGTTATGGATGCACCAGTCGATCTGATGGTGATATTTGCTGTCCTCGCGAATGCTGGCGAACAGTTGGGGCGCCGGTGTGTGGGCTTGATGCTGGAAAGCCTCAAATGCCAGTTGGACCAGCTCGACTTCGAAGCGCTGGCCGTCGAACTCCAGGAGAGCGATCGCCAGAGGGTTTTTGGACAGCTTCACCCAGTGCTCCCTGGCGAACTCTCGGAAGTCCGTTACAGCCTGCTGTAGTTCAGGATTCAGTTGCTGTTGCATGGTTTGCTTCTCCTTAAATCGCCTTGTGGCGGAACGAACTTGTGATTACCCCTGTTTTGTCCGGAACATCCGGAACACTGTCGGAGTGAAAATCTGGAAGCCCCGAATTACGCGGCCTCCAGCCTTGCCAAAATGTTCTGGTAGTACCGGAACATTCTGGAACAGGGTTTTCTGTAAAAAGCGCTGCAGCCCGCGTGGTTCGTGGCCTGTAGCCATGTTCTGGTGAAAGGTCGTGGGTGGAACATTGCCGGAACATGGTGGAACGGAATTTGTTCCGGTCTGTTCTGGTAAGTTCTGGTACCACCGGAACGCCTCTACCCCTCTCAACCACTTGTATTTATTGATATTTTTCTTATCTATTTACTAATGTTCTGGATATTCCGGATAAAGCAGGGGACTTCACACAAATCCCCTATCCCCCGTGGATCACCCTCAGCCCAGGTTGACCCCATACGTTTTAGGCCCCTCCACGTTTGCTGAAGAACCAGAGGTTCAAGGAACGTTTCTCGATGCGGGAACGGGCTTTGCGGATCTCGATGAACTTGTGTGTGGTGCTGCTGTAAAGGGCGCGGCGCAGCTGGACGTCAGGGATGACCTCCTGGCCGGCCATCCTGCAGCGCTGCTGGAAGTGCTCGATGTTGATGGCGATCAACTCTTTGTCGATGCTGTGGTTCAGCGTCTCCCGGATCTCGTCGCGCTCGCCGTCGCCATCGATCGTCGTCACCACGTCCTCGTTGAGGTAGTGATAGATCTGCCAGAACTTCGCGGCGGTTGGGTCTTCCGACTTGCACCGCTGCTGCCGATCGACGGCGCGGGATTCGACGTGGGCTGCGAGCT